TTTCCGACGACCAATCGTCGACAACGTCGCAAAATGTTCCGACAGTTGCCCTATTGTTCCGTGCCAGGTTACGCTCCGTATTGCATGGATACCAATGACCCCCAGACTGTCGTTGATGCGTTCCTTAGTAGGGTAGGCGTCCCTCCTCCGGCCCCTGACCATTACTTGTTGACTGCACTCACCAGATTTGTCGCCAAAGAGATCGAATCGTTGCCGAAGGTAGATCTCACTAAGGTAGACTTTGAAGCGTGGGTGGCCAGCAGGTCTTCGTATAATGATCAGAGGAAGGAGCAAATACGTCAGTGTTATCGGGAACTCAGGGGAGGCGAACCCACAAAACGCCAGTGTCAGAACGTTAAGTGCTTCGTTAAGTCCGAAGCCTACACTGAGGCTAAGCACGCCAGGATGATCATGAGTCGCTCAGATCACTTTAAGGCGTGGGCGGGTCCTTATGTGTCTGCCATGGAGGAGATTGTGTACAGCCATATGCCGGAGTTCATCAAGCACACACCTGTCCCTGACAGGCCTGCTCGTGTGTTAGGCATTAAGAAGGCTGGCAGGCACTATTATCAGACTGACTTCTCCCGTTATGAAAGTCACTTCACCCGGGAGATCATGGACGCCGTGGAGTGTCAGTTGTACCGTCACCTACTTTCTGAGTGGAGTGGAGTTGACACCCTTGTTCAGGCATGCAGGGGGGTTAACAAAATGCGTACTCGGATGGGCGTTGGTGCAGACATTCTAGCCAGGCGCATGAGCGGCGACTTGTGGACTTCTTTAGGAAACGGGTTCACTAACCTGATGCTCGCTAAGTTCATTGTCGCGATGCGTGGAGGCACACTCGAGGGCTTCGTTGAAGGAGATGATGGATTGTTCTCAACGAGTGTGCCGTTGACAGCGGCCGATTACCGGGAGCTTGGATTCACCATTAAGATCGATGAAATAGACGACCCTTGCAAGGGGAGTTTCTGCGGCCTGATTTTCTCCGAATCCGGTCAGATCATTAGGTCACCGCGGAAGTTCCTCGAATGCTTTGGTTGGACGCAGTCATTTATCACCGGTGGTGATCCGTTGATGAAGCAGCTCCTGCGCGCGAAGGCGTTGTCTAGCGCCTATGAAACGCCGCATTGTCCCATCGTCGGTGCGATGGCTAGGTACGCGCTCCACAAGACTAGGCGTGTTCGCCCCCGGTTTGTGGATGATGGGTACCATGTTCCTCCCGACGAGTTCGTCATTCCAGACTTCGCCCCGTCGTCAGACACGAGGGTGTTGTTCGCGGAATTGTTCCACGTTGATGTGGCCACCCAACTCGAAGCAGAGCGGCTTATTATGCT